TAAAAAAAAAAAAGATAATATTTAATATACAAAATAAAAAAATGAGTTATCCAATTGGAGAAATTATAACAGAAAATTATAATAATAATATTATTTTTGCTGAAATTATTTCAGATGAATCAGAAACACCACAAGTTTTAAGTATTATAACTGTTCCAAAAAATATTTATGTTAAAATTATAGATTTTTTAAAAATTTTTTTTATTGTATTTTATTTAATATTTTTTTTAGGTGTAATATTATATCTAATTATATCCTCAATAAATTATAATAATTAATAAATTTGTATTATTTATATAAAAAAAATGGAAAAAAGAGTTAATAGTTGTTTTTATGAAAATAAAAATTTTATTAACAAATAAAAATGTTGAAAATCATATGAAAATATTAATAGATGAATAAAATTTCATATAACAAATATTCCTATTAAAGAATATACAAAAGAATATTTATTTTTTGATTCTTAAAAATCACCATTAAAATTTAATTTGGCAGTCATCTTACCATGTATGGAGGCTTTATTATAATCTGACACACGTTTTTCGAAAAAGTTAGTCTTACCAGTCATACTTATCATCTCCATAAAATCAAAAGGATTTTCAGTATTATACATTTTTTCATAGCCTAATTGGCATAATAAACGGTCTCCAACAAATTCAATGTATTGTTTCATTAATGTTTGATTCATACCAATCATTGAACAAGGAATAGATTCTGTTATAAATTCTTTTTCAATATTAATAGCCTCAACAAATATTTTTTTAATTGTTTCATATTTTAATTTATTATTTAATTTTGAATATAATAAGCATGCGAAGCCAGTGTGCATGCCTTCATCCCTCGATATCAATTCATTAGAGAAGGTAAGCCCTGGTAACAACCCTCGTTTTTTAATCCAATAAATAGCAGCAAAAGAACTACTAAAATGAATACCTTCAACACACGCGAAAATAACGAGTCGTGTAGCAAAATTTACTTCAGGGTTTTTCGACCATTTTAAAGCCCATTCAGCTTTTTTCTTAACAGCAGGAATGGTTTGTATTGCATTAAATAAACGGTGTTTTTCTTTTGGATCTTTAATATAGGTATCAATTAATAAGGAATAAACTTCAGAATGAACATTCTCCATCATTGCTTGGAATGCATATCCTGCACGAACTTCTGGTATTTGAATATCAGTAGAGAATCTTTCTAAAATATTTTCAAGTACAATACCATCAGAACCAGCAAAGAATGCTAAAATATTACTAATAAAAAATTTTTCATTTTTATTTAATTTATTATTCCAATCAAATAAATCTCTGCTAAAATCAATTTCTTCTGCTGTCCAGAAAACTGCCATTTGCTTTTTGTATTCTGACCAAACATCGTGATGTTTAATAGGAAACATTGTAAATCTATTATCTACATCTTCAAGTAAAGGTTCTTTAATTTCTTTAATTTCTTGTTTATTCATAATTAATTGAATAATATATGTATATATTTTTTTTATATATATTTTTATTTATATATATTTTAAAAAAAGAAATTTAAAAACAAAAAAAAAACTTAAATTTGTTTTGTTCATAAATCATCCCAAGCACCAATTCCTGGTAAAGATTTATTTACAAATTCAGATTCAACATCAGAACCATATCCTTTCATAACATTTTTATATAATGCTTTTCCTCTTATTTTGGAGGCTATTATTGTTTTTTTAACTATATTTTGTGGGAGTGGGTTGGCTTTTCTATGTGCTATTTTTGAACTGATTTTAATTTTAGATTTTTTGTTAATAACTTTTTTTAACATTTTTGATAATATATAATAAAAAAATATTTTAATTTTATTATATATAATAATTATATATATATGAATAAATTAGACATTTTTAAACATAAAAATTTAAGATGTTGTTTAATAAAAAATCCTTTTGTAAAAACAATATCAATGAATATATTTATTAAAGTAGGTAGTAGAAATGAAATAAATAAAAAAGCATTTGGATCATCACACATGCTGGAACACTTATTATTTAAAGGTTCTGAAAAATTTAAAAATTATAAAGAAATATCAAAAGAATTAGAAACTTTAGGTGAGTTTAATGCTACTACTACTTCTGAATTAACTAATTTTTTTATTAAATGTAGAAATAATAATATTGAAAGAGTATTTAATATATTTTCAGATATGTTATTAAAATCATCAATAACTAATAAAAGTTTTGATGATGAAAAAGGAATTGTTAAAGAAGAGTTAAAAAGAATAATTGATGATAGTGGAAATTATATATTAGATATTTTAAATGAATTAATATTAGATAAACATGAGGCATCTCATAGTGTAGCAGGTACATTAGATATAATACAAAATTATAATAGAAATGATGTATACAAATATTATAAAAAACACTATAATTTAAATAATTTTTATTTAATATTAGTTGGAAATTATCCAAATAATATTAAAGATTTAATAAAAAAATATTTTAATGAAGAAAAAAATGGAATAAAAAATAAAATTCCAAAACAAATTGAATTAAAACAATCAAAAATTAGAACAAAAATTTTAAACAGACAAAATTTAGAACAAACACATTTAGCAATTGGTTTTCCAGTTTTTAATATGTATGATGATAGACGTTTTAGTTTAGAAATATTAGCAAATATAATAGGAGGAGGTATGTCATCTTTATTATTTCAAAAATTAAGGGAAGAAGCTGGATTAACATATAATGTAAATTGTGGAATACATTTTTTACAAGATACTGGTTATTTATATATAATTACAAGTATTGATAATAATAGTTTATTTTTAAATAAAAATAAAGGAGAAGGATTAGGTGCTTTACCTATAATTTTAAATACTATTTTTAATTTACAAATAACACAGGAAATGTTAAATTTAACAAAAGAATCTATTAAAAATACAATAACATTTGAACAAGAAAATACAATGTCTATAACTGAATTTTATGGAACACAATTAATATTTGAATATAAAAAAATAATAACTTTAGATGAAATAGAAAAATATTATAATAAAATATCTTTAGATGATTTAAATAATTTAGCAAAATCAATTATTTTAAAAGAAAAATTAAATATTACAGTAATAGGAAATTTAAAAAATGAAAAATTAAATAATTTTTTAGGTGATTATTTTAAAAAAGAACAAATTATTACTTCATCTAATACTAATATTTGGAATAATATAATGAATGTATTTCTGGAGTAAAATATTCTGTTTTTTTTCTTATAATATATTATATTTATAAAATGGGTGGAGGTTTAATGCAATTAGTTGCTTATGGAGCACAAGATATTTATTTAACAGGTAATCCTCAAATTACTTTTTTTAAAATGGTTTATAAAAGACACACTAATTTTTCAATGGAATCTATAGAACAAACATTTAATGGAACTCCAGATTTTGAAAAAAAAGTAAGTTGTACAATATCAAGAAATGGTGATTTAATTCATCGTATTTATGTACAATTAGAAGTTGATTCAATCACAGAACAAGCAGCATGGGTAAATTGGTTAGGACATGCTTTAATTAAATCAGTTGAATTAGAAATTGGTGGTCAACGTATAGATAAACATTATGGTGAATGGCTACATATTTGGAATGAATTAACACAAACAGCAGGACATCAAGTTGGATATGCTAATATGGTAGGAAATTTACCAGCATTAACAATGTCTACTGCTTCAACACCTTCTGTAATGCTTTTTATCCCTTTACAATTTTGGTTTTGTAAAAATCCTGGTTTAGCACTTCCATTAATAGCACTTCAATATCATGAAATTAAAATTAATATAGAATTTAATACCGCAAATCATTGTATTATGAATTCAGTTTCTAATCCTTCTATTATAGCTAAAATGAAAACATGTTCTTTATTTGTAGATTATATTTATTTAGATACAGATGAAAGAAAAAGATTTGCACAAAGTTCTCACGAATATTTAATTGAACAATTACAATTTACAGGAGCAGAAAGTATTAGTTCAACTAATGAAAAAATTAAATTAAATTTTAATCATCCAATAAAAGAAATTATTTGGGTTGTTTCAAAAAATGAAGTAGCAAATTATACTAATAAACAATGGTTTAACTTTACAGATAAAGTTGATACAACTCACGGGAGTGGAGTTGTTATGGATCCGCTCGGAAATGGAATGATAGATGGAATTTTGGGATCAGCTTCTGGTGATGTAAGTTTAGGAAGTTCAAATTCGGCTTTAGCATCTAACTGGGCTTCTGGATTGGTCTCCAATCTCGCCTTAATTGGTGGTGGAATAGCCCCAACTTCGGAAAGTTTTAATGTTTTCGACCAAGGATTAAATCCTGTAATTTCTGCAAGATTACAATTAAATGGACATGATCGCTTTGCTGAAAGAAATGGGCGTTATTTTAATTTGGTTCAACCCTATCAACATCACAAAAATGTTCCAAGCACTGGAATAAATGTATATTCATTTGCTCTGAATCCTGAAGATCATCAGCCTTCAGGAACTTGTAACTTCTCTCGTATAGATGCGAGTGCATTAATTTTAAATCTGACAAATTCTGCGATTGCAAATGGGGGATCTAAAGTGTATGTTTTTGCTGTAAGTTATAATATTTTAAGAATTATGAGTGGAATGGGAGGTCTTGCATATACGAATTAAGGTAAGCAAAAATATGTATAAAAATATTATTTTACACCATAAAATAAAAAAAAAGCCTTATAGAAAAAAAGCTGAAACAGCTATTAAAAAAAAAATTCTAAAATAATATTTATATATTTTTTTTAATAATATAATCTTCTAATTCATCATCAGTTTTTTTAATAATTAATTTTTTTTTT